GTTGCGATGAAAGAAAAGAAAAACTAAACAAGTTATTTCCATACAACTCAAGCATAGAATGTCTGGACGAACAAGAATATTCTATTTTACATGAATGGTTTAGTAAAGAACGAAACGCTGTTTCACCAAATGAACAAGCTGAATTAAGGAAAATTTACAATAGAGTTTTTAACAAAAAAAGTTCGCCAACAAGTTGCGGAAGTTGCGTAAGGGATATGGTTGACAGATTAAGACAAGTTTATTATGAGTACGAAAAAAACTAGCATAGACAAGATTCTGGAAAACCCAGATAACCCAAGACAGATAAAAAAGGAAAAGTTTAACGAATTAGTTGAAAGCATAAAAAACTTTCCTGCAATGTTAGAAGTTCGCCCAATAGTGTGCGTTACTTTACACGATGATACATATAGAATATTAGGTGGCAATATGAGATATCGTGCTAGTGTTAAAGCTGGATTGAAAGAAGTACCAATGGAATTAGCTGATAATTGGAGTGAAAAACAAAAACGAGAATTTGTCATAAAAGACAATTTAAGCTATGGAGAATGGGACTACGATGTGCTTGCTAATGTTTGGGATTATGACGAACTTGACCAGTTTGGTTTAGATATACCAATTGGCATGGAAAAACTTGAAGAGGAAAAACAAGAAGTTGTCTTTTCTGAATATCTAAATGAAAGCCAAAATTATGTAGTGCTAACTTTTGATAATGATATTGACTGGCTATCTGCACAAACTCATTTCGATTTAAAAAGCGTATATTCTAAAAGACAAAATGGTAAACCGTGGAGCAAAGGCATAGGCAGAGTTATTAATGGAGCAGAATATTTGAAAAGCATAACAAGTGAATAATATTTACATACCATCATATAACAGAGCAGATTTAGTTAGAACATACGAGTATTTAGGTTGCGGAAAAATAGTCGTACCAAAGTCACAAGAAAAAGATTACAAGAAAAGATATGGCAATGCAGTTGTAAGTATTCCAGACGAAAAAGATGGAAACATAGCAAAAAAACGAAATGCTATAATTGATTTAATAAAAGAAGAACAAGCAGATGGCTATGGGTGGATTATTGATGACGATTTTACTCATTTAAAGAGAAAAAAAGAAAAAATAAACTTAACATCAAATGAAACATTAGAAGTCTTTGAGGAAATATATAACATAGCTAAAGACGGTAGTTTTGCATATTGTGGATTTGATTACAGCCCAGATTGCATGAAACTTAAAGACATGACACCATTTAGTTTAACTAAACCTTTTTTTCAAGTGGTTTTAACTAACGTAAATGATAACTTGAGATACAATGAAAAACTATTAATTGGCGAAGATTTGGAAATGTGGTTTGCTAAAATGAATAAACATAGAAGAATTTTTAAACAAAATCAATATTTAGCAGTTTGCTATGGCGAAGAGGGTGGCAAAAATTCAGTTATCGGCTATGGCATGAAAGAGTTAAAAAAGTATAACATTATGATTAATGAAATGTACGGAAAAAGATTAATCACATGGAATAAAACAAGGTTTGAATATAAAGTACCAATAAAAGGAGCATGAAAATATACGCACCAAGCTATAAACGATGTGATGGAGTTAAAACACATTTGTTACTACCTAATGTAATCTATTGCGTAGCAGAATTTGAAGCACAAAAATATATCGACAAAGGTTATAATGTAGAAATAATACCAAATAAAGTACAAGGGAATATATCACGAGTACGAAATTATATACTTGACAATTATATTAAAGACTACGGTTTAATTGTAGACGATGATATTGAGGGCATCAAAAGATGGACTTTGCGAGATGGAAACCCAAAAGCTATTAATGTTGATTATTTAGAAGAATTTATAGAAAGCGGTTTTGTACATTGTGAGGAATTTGGCGCAAAATTATGGGGCTTAAATATAATAGGAGATAAAGGAAGTTACAGAGAATATACTCCATTTAGTTTGACTAACCCTATATCTGGTGCTTTTATGGGTTTTATAAATAACAATTTAAGATTTGATGAAAGAATACCATTAAAAGAAGATTACGACTATTCAATTCAAAACATAAATGTACATAGACGATTGTTGAGATTTAACCATACTTTTATGATAAAAAAAGACCATGGCAATAAAGGTGGTTGCGCAGATTATAGAACAATAGGCAGAGAGGTGGAACAGTTAGAGTTATTGCAAAAAAAATGGGGCAAAAAAATTGTGAAGAATGATACAACACAAAGAGGAAAAAAAACAAAAGGATTTGACATTAACCCTATAATTAACATACCTATTAAAGGAATTTAGATCCTGGAAAAAAATAACAATATGGCAAATGAAAAAAACTTAAAACCTTTCAAAAAAGGTCAAAGCGGAAATCCAAAAGGCAGACCAAAAGGAAGTTTAAACAGAAGTACAATAGCAAGAAAATGGTTAGCAGTTACTAAAGAGGGTACTAACCCAATTACTGGAGAAAAACAATTGCTATCGCAAGAGGATATCATGACACTTGCACAAGTTAGAAAAGCAATAAATGGAGATACCTATGCTTATAAGAATTTAAAAGATTGTGCTTACGGTGCACCTATTCAACAAATTGACCAATTAATAACAGAGCAACCACTATTCCCAGATGTTCATCAGGACGAAAGCGATTAATAAAATACTTAATTTAAAAAAGAGGATTAAGATAATACAAGGCGGTACATCAGCAGGAAAAACCTATGGCATATTACCAGTCTTAATTGATAAAGCATTAAGGAATCCAAAGCTTGAGATTTCAGTAGTGGCAGAATCAATGCCACATTTACGTAGAGGTGCTACAAAAGATTGCATTAAAATTCTTAAAGATACACAAAGATACATAGACGATAATTTTAATAAAAGCATATCACGTTATCAATTTAGAAACGGAAGTTACATTGAATTTTTTAGCGTTGAGGATTCTACAAAGTTAAGAGGAGCAAGACGAGATATACTTTACATTAACGAGTGCAACAATATTTCTTTTGAGTCTTATAACGAACTTGCTATAAGAACAAAACAAGAGGTATACCTTGACTTTAATCCTACTGCTGAATTTTGGGCACATACAGAATTAAAAGACGATAAGGATGCAGATTTTTTGGTTTTAAATTATAAGGACAATGATGCTTTAGACGAACGGATAGTGGTGGAGATAGAAAAAGCAAAGAAAAAGGCAGAGACATCAGCTTATTGGGCAAATTGGTGGCGTGTTTATGGTCTGGGAGAAATTGGAAACTTACAAGGCGTTGTATTTGACAACTGGCATGAAATTGACAAAGTACCAAATGAAGCAAAATTTTTAGGTTATGGACTTGACTTTGGTTATTCTGTTGACCCATCTGCTATTGTTGAGGTCTACCAATGGAATAACAAAAGAATAGTTAACGAAGTATTATACCAAAACAATTTAGTTAATTCAGAAATTGCAAAAAAATTGGATCCTGGAAAAATTTGTTACGCAGATTCAGCAGAGCCAAAAAGTATTGAAGAAATAAGAAGACAAGGCAAAATGATTAAAGGAGTGCGAAAAGGTAGAGACAGTATAAATTTTGGCATTCAGTTAATGCAAGGGCAAGAGTATTTAATTACATCACAAAGTAGAAATTTAATAAAAGAATTGAGAGCATACATTTGGGACACGGATAAAACTGGCAAAAGATTAAGTAAACCAAGAGGTGGCAATGACCATTTGATTGATGCATTAAGGTATCATGAAACAGAGGCACTTGCTAATTCTAATTATGGGCAATATTTTATTAAATAATATCAAAAACAAATAAAAGCGTTATATTATTATGAAAGTAGATATAAAAATACCTACGGAATTAAAAGACATTTGGCTTGGTACATACCAAGATTTTTTACAAGTGGTTGATAATTCAAACGATGATGAATTCATTTACAATAAAATGGTGCAAATTTTTTGTGGCATAGAATTGAAAAAAGTGCTTAAAATTCGTTGGTCTGACATTCAACATATTACTATTAAAATAAATGAGGCATTTAATAAAAAGCCAGAGTTTAAAAAAACATTTATGATACATAACACAGAATTTGGTTTTATTCCAGAT